ATGTTGTTGACATGGTGTAGACACTTAAACTAAGAATATCTCACTGACAACAGTCGATATGAAAAGGATGACACAATGTCGAAGATCAAGATCACCACGCCAAAGGGCGAGTTGAAGTGGGCCAGTGTGACAGGCGCTGGCAAGAAAGACTTACAAGGGCGTGACATTTTCTCTGTGGACATTGAGATGCACGCCGACGTGGCGAAAGACCTGATGGATCAGATTGACGCGCTCTGGGAGAGCGACAAGCCGAAGGGCGCTAAAGACCCGAAGTCTAAGGGCTACCGCATCTCTGACGACGCGCAGACAGTTAAGTTCACGTTCAAGACGAGCGCTGTCTACCCGTCGGGCGACCCTAAAGAGGTCACTATTTACGACGCAAAGGCGCAGCGGACGAAAGTCACTGACAAGATCGGCAACGGTTCAGTCGGGCGTGTGTCTGGGATGGCGTCGATTTATGACGCTGGTGTAGCGGCGCGGGGCGTGACCCTGTACCTCGACAGCCTCCAGCTCATCAAGTTGGTGCGCTACGAAGAGTCGGCTAGCTTCGACGTAGAAGAAGGCGAAGACGTGTTCACCTCCGACGCTACGTTCGTGGCAGAAGACTACGCCTAACAACCGCCACACAGGTTTTCGGGGCGCACCTGACAAAAGCGCCCCACTTTGAGGCATAGCCATGAGAATTGTATATTTCGACACTGAGACGACGGGGCTTAACCCGCACACAGACCGCGCTGTGCTGTTTCAGTACAAGGTCAACAACGGTCCCACGCACTTGATACAGAACCCCAAGCTTGAGGATTGCCACCGCATCCTAAACAGCGCGGATCGTATCGTTGCGCACAACATCCACTTTGATTTCGGTATGTTAGACTACATCCCAAAGAGCGTCGAACACTTCGACGACACGCTGTATATGGACCGCATCGCGCACCCTGCCCAAGAGCGGCACAGCCTCGACGTCGTTGCGCAGCGTGTGTATGGTCGCGACATCTACGAGGGTCTCGACAAGAAGACGCTCCAGAAAACCAAGTGGGACAGCGCGGAGATTACGCCAGACCAAGTCCGCTACGCTAAACTTGACGTTGACGGTCTGCCGACGATTTACGAGCAGTTGCAGCGCGACTTCCCAGAGAACTTGCGCGGCGTCTATAACCTAGACAAGCGCAGCATCGTTGCAGGCTTACGAGCGCAGCGCCACGGCCTACCTATCCGCCACGACGACCTGCGCGAAGAGCGTAACCGCGTGGTGGGAGAGGCGCACCGCCTGCAAACCATACTCGCGCCGCTCAACGTGAACAGCCCCAAGCAGGTTACAGCCGCGCTTGGCGTAGAGAGCAGCGGTGACCGAGTGCTGGCGGGCCTTGTCTCTGACGGGAACAAGCAGGCGCAGTTGATCCGCGAGTGCAGGGGACAACTGAAATATCTCAATTTCTTAACCAAGTTGGGCGCACAGGAGCGCTTTTACGGCACACTTCAGCCCGCAGCGCGTTCGGGGCGGTTCACATCGAGCAAAGAGAACATCCAGAACCTGCCCAGAGACACCAAGCGCTTCATCGGGTCTGCCACGAACGTGATTTTGTCCGCTGACTTTGCGCAGCTAGAACTTAGGACCATCGCGGCCATCACGGGCGACGAGGCCATGTGCGATCTGTTTCGCAGCGGCGAGGACTTGCACAACTACGCAGCCAAGCAGCTATTCGGCCCAGAGTACACTAAGACGGACCGCCAGATCGCTAAGGTGTTCAACTTCTCTTGTATAGCCGAAGGCGAGCTTGTGCTGACTGATTCTGGGCTTACGCCCATCGAAAAGGTTAGAGATTGCGATCTTGTATGGGACGGGGTAGAGTGGGTGAGCCACGATGGCGTGGTTTTCAGAGGGGAGAAAGAGGTTTTAACGTATGACGGACTTACAGCAACAGCGGACCACATCGTCTGGACGCAAGACGGACGGGAGCTTTCTTTCGGGACAGCCGCCGCACAACAAGAGCGACTTGCGCGAACTGGAGAAGGGCATAGCCCCATTCGGTACGCTGACCCTAGTGCAGACCAGTCTTCGCCGCGAGAAGGGGTATCGGTTTTTCGACGCAGTATGCTCGGAGTGCGCAAAAACTTGGGCGATAGGCTACGACAACTGGAAGGTTGGAAAGACCACCACCTGCCGCTGTCAGCGTGGGGTGAAGTATCACGACGCGCGCGCGAGGAGTTTAGGGCAGCGCTATCAGGCGATGATACAACGCTGCCACAATACAACTCATGTGTCGGATCACAACTATCGCGGACGCGGCATTCAAGTGAAGTTCGAGAGCAGGGAGCATTTCATACGCTGGGCGTTAGCGGAATGGCCGAACACGGACATCAAGGGGCTGGACATAGATCGGATAGACAACGACGGCCACTACGAGCCGAACAACTTACGTCTAGTCACACGCTCAGAGAACCTAAAAAACAGAAGACGTACGACATTCTCAACGCAGGGCCAAGAAGCAGGTTCACCGTCTCAGGAAGGCTAGTCCACAACTGTCTTTACGGCGCAGGCGTCAACACTATCGGGCTGATCCTGCTCACGCAAACTGGGATTAGCAAACCCGCGCATGAGATTAAAGAGTACAAGCAGAAGTGGCTTGAGGCGTTCCCCGGTATCGCGGAGTGGCAGAAACAGGGCTTCACCCGTCATGAGATGGGCTGGCCCCACAAGACACCACACGGACGGCCTTACACAAGCAAGCGCTCAACCGACCACCTGTCCATTGAGAACCAAGGCGCAGGGGCGGAGGTTGCACGCATCGCGCTGCACCGCATTGAAGACACGCTGCCCGAAGGTGCCACGCTGATCAACTTCATCCACGACAGCTACGTTGTCGAGGCACCTAACGACCCCGACGTCTACAAGCCAGCGGCAGCGGCTATCAAGGCGGCGATGGAATACGCTTGGCAGAGAGCGCCACTAGATCGACGCGGCATCACCATGCCTGTTGAGGTGGGCGTCGCCCACGACCTAAAGAGCGCGGACGCGCTTGAGAACTGTATCTACACACTAGGAGACGACTGATGGAACAACTACACCTCGAACAGAACAGCCAAGAGTGGCTGGACGCACGCAAGAAATATCGCACAGCCAGCGAGGCGGCTATCGTGCTGGGCATCAGCCCATTTACCTCTATCCCCGACTTCAAGCTGATCAAGGCGGGCGTCAAGAAGCAGTATTACTCCGCCGCTATGAAGCAGGGCCACGACCTTGAGGATCGCGTTCGCCAGCTATCTAACAGACACTTCACGCTGGACTTCAAGGACGAGTGTTGGGTCAATGGCGACTACATGGCGAGCCTTGACGGTATCGACGGCGACACGTTGGTCGAGTTGAAGGTGTCGGACAGAACGTACCGCGACCTTAAGGACGGCATCACGCCCGACTACTACTATGCGCAGGTTCAGCAGCAGCTATTTTGCAGCCCTGCCGAGGTTGGTTACATCGTCGCTTACAGTCCGAAAGAGGATGAGATCGCGGTGTCGGAGCGCATTGAGCTGGACTGGACGTTCATGCAGCGCGTGGCAGAGGCTTGGGAGCGGTTCGATGCGATGGATGTGCCAGAGGTGGCCGACATGTCAAACAACGGGGCGGTTGTTGAGCTGTTTCAGCGTTACGCGAGGCTCAAGGCAGAGGCGGAGCGGATCAAGGACGAGATGGATGAGGTTAAGAAGGGTCTGATTGAACACAGCAGTGATAAGAGCCTGACGGCAGGCGACTACAAGCTGACCAAGGGCAAGCCGCGCGTCACGTATGACTACAAGAAGGCGGCGACTAAGTCTGGCGTTGATCTTGAGCAATATCGTCGGGACAGCGAAGGCTCTTGGACGATCTCAGTACCGAAGAACCCGTTCCTATGACCTACCTGCCACATCAGATAGAGACGTCGGACAAGTGCGCGGCGGTCATCCAAGACAAAGGCGTCTGCCTGTTGCAGGGCGAGATGCGGACGGGCAAGACCCGCACAGCCATCCGCACTCTTGAGTTGTTGGGGGCCAAGCGTGCGCTGGTCGTGACGAAGAAGGCCGCTATACCCGGCTGGCAGGTTGAAATTGACGCGACGGTATTTGGTAACGCTTATGTTACCAACTACGAGCAGTGCGCCAAACTCCACGCGGACGACTTCGACTTTGTCGTTGTTGACGAGAGCCACGCCATCAGCCGCCCCGGCAAGCCCACGCAGCGCTGGAAGCACCTCCGCAGAATATCTTGGGATAAGCCTGTTCTGTTGATGACAGGCACGCCCACGACTGAGAGCCTGCTGCAATTGTACTACCAGTTTGCGCTCTCCAAGAGGTCGCCGTTACGCTACAAGAACTTTTACGAGTTCTTCCGAGCGTGGGGCGTGTCTGTACAGATGCGCATCAACGGGCGCGTAGTAGAAATGTACAGCAAGGGGCGACCTGAGATACTCGAAAAAGTCGCGCCTTACATCGTCACCCTGACGCAAGACCAAGCGGGCATCACGCACAAGGCTGTGGATAAGGTCCACACGGTTGCGCTGGGGGCGGACACTAGAGCGCTCATCGCTACCATACAGCGGGACAAGGTGGCGACACTCGCCCCCGGTGTTGTGTTCGCGGCTGAGAGTGACATGGCCGAGCGAGTGGCGATCCACCAGATTGAGGCGGGCGCGGTGATGGTGGACGAGCAGTTGATCGACCTACCGAACACGGAGGTGATCGACTACATCAAGAAGACGTGGGGAGATAGCGAGGGGCTGGCACTCATGGCTCACTTTCGCAGCACCCGTATGAAGTTGGAAAAGCACTTTCCGAAGGCGTCCATATTCTCCAGCGTTGCGCACGCCGAAGGCGTTAGCCTTGCCGACTTCGACCATTTCGTAATCGTGAACAGCGACTACAGCGGCGCTAAGTTCGTGCAGCGGCGTGATCGCGGCGTGAACTTGAACAAGCGAACAGACGCTGTGGTCAATCACATCGTGACCGACGGTGGCGTAAGCGAGCATGTGTATACGGCAGTCAGCAAGAAGTTGGACTTCACGCTGCAAAATTACAGGAGGTTACGTGCAGTCTGAGAGCAGCATACAGAAGGCAATTCTAAAATTGCTGAACGCCCGCGACGACGTGTGGGCGGTGAAGACGATCACAACAAACCGCAACGGGACGCCAGATATAATTGCCAGCGTTGGCGGGCATTTCGTTGCGATTGAGGTGAAGGCAGCAAAGGGCGTAGTCGCGCCCTTGCAGACATATCAGATTGATCTGATTAACAAAACAGGCGGCACGGCAGGCGTGGCGCGTAGCACTGGAGAGGTAAAAGATATGCTTACAACACTAGAGAAAATGAACCTGCGCGACGGAGAGTTCGAGCGCGTGACTAGCATAGACGAAGATGTGCAGCAGCGGCTGATTGATCTGCGCGACACCCTAGAGGCTGTCGAGGACAGGCTAATAGCCTTGAGCAACGCGCACGAGGTCACGCCCGACGACGTAGAAAATTTATTAACGTATTTTTCACGCTAGGGCTTGCAGAAAAGGCACTGGAAAATAATTCAAAAAAGTGACCTGACCCTCTTTACATATCGGACTTCTGGCCCTATATCTATGTGTATAGGGCAATGAAGCCCGCCAATTAGGAGAACGACATGAAATATGAGATCAAAAACCGCTTTACAGGCGATGTGGAGTTTGTGGCTAAAATTGACTGCGAGGACGGCGCACCACGCGCAGTCAAAATTGGGTTGTCGGTTCAATGGGCTTTGGACAAAGGCAAGCACCTGCGCGGCACCGACCTGCGCGGTGCTTACCTGAGCGATACCAACCTGAGCTATGCCAACCTGACCAATACCAACCTGAGATATGCCAACCTGAGATATGCCAACCTGAGCGATGCCGACCTGAGCGGTGCCGACCTGCGCGGTGCTTATCTGAGCTATGCCAACCTGACCAATACCAACCTGACCAACACCAACCTGAGCGGTGCCAACCTGAGCTATACCGACATGAGCGATGCCGACCTGCACGATGCCGAACTGCGCGATGCTTACCTGCGCGGTACTTACCTGAGCTATGCCAACCTACGCAATACCAACCTGACCAATGCCAATTTGAGATATGCCAACCTGAGCGATGCCGACCTGAGTGGTGCCGACCTGAGCGATGCCGACCTGAGTGGTGCCGACCTGCGCCGTGCTTACCTGAGCGGTACCAACCTACGCAATACCAACCTGCGCCGTGCTGATCTTGAGGGTGCAAACCTGAACAATGCTTACCTGAGCGGTGCTGATCTTGAGGGTGCAAACCTGAACGGTGCTAATCTTGAGGGTGCAAGCCTGCACCAGCGCACACTGGCCAAGGCAATCTGATCTCAACGCGGGGCTTCGACCCCGCCACCAACCAAGGAGGACTACACATGACTAAAGAACAATTTAAACAGGCCCGCTTGGCCTTGCGCTACAGCCAGCGGGCGCTTGCAGACGAATGGGGCATGGGCGACCACGGCGGACGCACCATTCGCCGCTGGGAAGCAGGGGACCGCCCGCTCAACCCTGTAGCGGCCTACGCAATCACGCTGATGCTTCGTGGTTTTGCTTGGTGAAATTGAAACGTCAAAACTTTAACAGGGTACTCACCTCCCGAAGTGAAAACCCCTTAACGAAAACAAGGAGGACTACACATGACTAAAGAACAATTCAAACAGGCCCGTCGGGCCTTGTGCTACAGCCAGCAGGCGCTGGCCGACGAGTGGGGCATGGGCGGCCACGGTGGTCGCACCATCCGCCGCTGGGAAGCTGGGGACCGCCCGCTCAACCCTGTAGCGGCCTACGCAATCACGCTGATGCACAAGGAGATGAACCAATGACCGACTTAGAACGCATCCAATCACTGAAAGATTATATCCGCTTTAAAGACGCATCTATCAAAAGCAAAGCGAGATCATACGGAAGCGGCGTGCGATCAAGCGCGGCGTCTGCCGACCTCGCAATAGACCGCATCTCGCTTGCGAGGGCAGCACTGGAGTTAGCCAAGCTGGAGAAGAAGCAATGATGTTCACAACAGCCGCAGCCTGCCTCGCACTTGCTGTTTATCACGAAGCGCGGGGCGAGAGCGTTGAGGCTCAACTCGCGGTGGCTGAGACCGTGATCAACCGCGTGGCGCACCCTGACTTTCCAGCCACAGTCTGCGAAGTCGTCAAGCAGCCAAGCCGCCGCCCCGTTACGCGCCCAGCCGCCTGCCAGTTTAGCTTTTGGTGCGACGGCAGGGACGACTCGCCACGCGAGCAGGGTGCGTGGGAAACATCCCAGCAGATCGCCGCACAGGCGCTCTCAGGCGATGCTCTGGGGCATGGGGCTGTCTACTACCACACCAAGTCAGTGTCGCCCTCATGGGCCAAGCGGCTTACGATGGTTGGCTCTGTGGGGTCTCACGTTTTCTATACCGATGAGAGGCTAGACAACAAATGATACGAAAAGAATTATCACCAGCGCTTCAAGCTGAACTCAAGTTCCTGAGACAGCAATCTGACTTCTGGATGGAGGCCCAGTTAAAGACTGACGCATCGCCAAGCGCATCGCAGCGATACTGGCTTGCCAAGAGCGACTTAACAAAGTTCGTGAGCAACCGCCGACAGGAGGGGTTCGACATATGAGCGAAAGCGAAACGGTCAGCTCACTACTGCACAGCCTCAACATCGAAGCGGCCAACGCCAAGAAGTGGCAATCTAAAGCAGCGCGGCAAGCGGCTGAAATTAAAAAACTGCAAGCGTCGGTTAATCGTTTGCGGTCAGACAAAAAGAAACTTTTAATAGAAATGAGATCATAATGCACAAGCACAAGCAACCGTTTAACTTGAGATGGAAGCAAATCGAACCGCTGTATCGGCAGTCTAGTCCACGTCTTAAACTCACAGAAATCGCAGCCCGACTAAACATCACACCGTCACAGGTTTCTCGCGTAGTGCGAAAGGCAACGGACAATGGTTTAGTTGAGCGGCGCAGGAATGCAACAGCGCAGTTTCGCGGAATGAATTTTGGGACGTTGCGCAGAGCCTTGATGCCGCACAGCCTTTTGTTTTTGAAGTGGGTTGAGCGGCACACGCTCGACGTCAGCGTCAGCGAATTTGCAATATCAATAATGCTTGATGCTTATTACGACGAAATCGAGGAAGCTGAACAGGAAACGTCAGCCTAGAGCCACCTTGACACGGCTGACCTCGCCACTGTCCTTATGATAGGTAATCGCCTGCATTTCAGAACGTGAAGAATAACTGTGGGATGCCGCATAGGCGTCTCGCGGTGCCGCTGCTCTTAGCTGCTCAACTTGCACGCCACCAATGTCCTGCATTTTTGTGTGGTGCCTATGCCCGGTGAAGTAGAATCGGTGTCTAGTACGGCCCCACATCTCAGCCCACTCGTCAGCCATATGCATAACCAGGCGCTCCGCCTTTGCCTTGTCTCCGTGGTGGCTGGCGATCATTACCTTACCCCACTCCAGCACAAAAAACTCACCGCCCTTGCGCTGCACTTCAATGCGCGGGTTGTCTCTGTAGCGCTCGCGCAGAGCGTACATAATGGCAAGGAAGGCATCGCGGTCATGGTTGCCTTGGATGACGCTCACGATCACGCTCTTGTGCTTGACTGCGGCCATCTCAATACAGGCCGCGAATGTCCGAATGGCAACGTCAAGCGCCTCGCTGAAACTAGATGCCACGTCTAATACGTGCTTCGACTGCGGGGTCTGAGCGGTCTGATCGTTAGCGTGCAGCGCATCACCGCCGATCAGGATGACAGCCTTCTCAGAGGCTGGTGAGGATGCGATGCACTGCCCCACACCGCCTGTGATACGGCTCTCCGCCTTCTCGTTGTCCATGTCCTCGCCGCTCTCATCGGCGCTGGCACGCATTCCGATGTGGGCGTCAAAGATTGGGTAGACAGTCAGCAACCCGCTTGTGAACTCGCGGGGGCTTGGGATCGCAGGGCAGGCGGGGATGCCCTCGAACGCCTCGCGGACGATCTCTGTGACGTTTACGTTGGCGCTTTTGTCCTTTGGCATCTGGAAGTAGAGCGACGCGCCCTCGCTTTTTATCCATCCTGAATGAAGCGGCCCCGCGTCCTTCATGCCGACAGAACTCATAGCGCCTTGTATGGCTTCGTCTGCTTCGACATGCTTACGTGCATTTTTTAATTTATTACTGACGTTGGACTCGGCAATGCCTAACCGCTTGGCAATATCTTTGCCTGTCATGCCTGCGATGTGTAGGTTCCAAACATCTCGCTGTTTAGGGGTCATTTGCACACCCTTTCGCGCGTCTCGTTATGCGTTACGATCTGGCGTAGCAGTTGCGGATCAGACACCGCAAGGTCATCAATCACCGACTGCTCGCCAAAGAAAATATTGCTCGCCAAGTCGCAATACGTGTCACCGTTAATTGCTGTCCCGCAGCCAGCGAGCAGCCCGTTTAGCAATGTCATTGTCACTAGAATTTTGCAATTCATCCTGCACATCCTTTGCTTTGAGCAGCTTGTCCAGCCGATCATCTTTCATCTCATATTCTAAGTCATCGTGACCATCTGCTTTGCCACGAAAGTACACCGTGATTACGGTGAGCGCGGCAGCGCCGAGTAGTGCAGCGTAAAACTTGATTTTACCCAACAGAAACATTTTATCGCCGCCCCGCAGCCCAAGCCTTGAGCCGCTCCTTCAGGATATACATTGCCAGCAGTGCGATCAGAACGCACCCGCCCATAGCGATAATCTGGGCCGTGCCGTTGAGCGCCTGAAACGCCGCCACAGCGCCGCCTACTGCCGATGCACCCTGCACTACGCTGGCCTGCACGGTCTTGCTCTGTGTGGCGCTTGTACGGGTTGTGGTGGGCTTCTCAGCAGCAACAGGCGTGAGGAACAGGTCAACCTCGGCCTCGCGGCGGTTGACCAGACCCTTTACCACCTTGCCGCCAGCCTTGCGCCACATTCGCATTGATGCAGGCACGCGATCCTTGTTGCCAGCATTGAAGTGGCGAAGCGCAGAAGATTTCCGAAACGCTGTCGGGCCGACATTGTAGGCTAGTGAGGTAAACGCGCCCAGCTCGTTCTCGTTTATGGGGGCGGTGATTGCGGGCGTAATCTGGGCAAGAAACTTCTCAATGACCTTCTCCAGATACCAATCAGCTTCGGCCTGCGTGATTTTGGTGTCGGGGCCAACTTCAATGAAGCCAGCGCTGGTTGTCAGGCCGTAGCCGACAGTCCAGACGCCCGCAGAGCATTTGTAAGCCTTCAGCTTACAGCCTTCCCAGCGCTTAATCAGATCGAGTGAGGCTTGGTTTAGCATGTCAGCCTCCAGACCGCATTTTAAAGAAAAGCAAACCCACAGCCGCAGTGGCAATAATCCAGAATAGACGCTCGGCGAAACGCAAGGATTGGCCGTTGCTGCCAACGCGGTTTTCCACAAGCGACAGGCGGCGTGCCTGTGCCGACTGCTCATTATCAAGCGTGTCCATCCGCTTAAACAGCGTAATCATGCGCTCTTCCATGCGGGCCAATGCGACGATGGCCTTGCCCACTTCATCCAGCTTGTTCTCAATGCGCTCAAGGCGGTGGTCGTCGCTCATCAGTATGTTCCCTCCCAAACTCTAAATTTGGCAAATTCTCCCGAAATAATCTTGCGCTGGACAACCTCTTTTGCGGCTTCCGTATCAGACCACGCCACACCGGCTTCCTTCAGCCAGACACCAAGCATGGCGGGGTCCAGAAAGCCAACCAGTCTGTTTTCTCCAGACATGCCTATGCCAGCGTCTCTGGCCAGTTGCGCATCTTTGAGCGCTTGGCTCGCGTCGTGGCGCTGCTTGACGACCATGTGGTCATGCTCAAAGCTGATATTTTCTGAAATCTTTGCCATGTCTTATTTGCTCTTGGCACGCTTAATTGGCGCTGGCGCTGGAGCTGGCTCAACATTGCCAAGCACTTTTAGTGCATCTGGGCGTACACGCACCAAGGTCTGAACCTCTGCGTTGGGCAGCTCCGCTGTGTCACCTTTGACCAATTTACCGATGGACGTGTGTACCTTGAAGCCTACAACCAAAACTTTTTTCATGTCATTTCCCTTTGATGAAGTTAGAGGGGCGACAAGCCGCCCCTCTAGTTAGCATATTATGACGTTGTGTTGTCGTAAATTGCGCCGTTGGCTTTTTCGTTCTTTGAGCAAAGAGCCAGTTCGGTGGTGATTTGGCGTGTCGTATTATCGCCATTTTTTGCCAACGCGACGTTCTTGGTTCCGCGCAAGACTGCGCATTCCCACATATTATCCTGAATGATAAATACGTCGCGGCTACGGTTCTCCCGAGACGGCTGGAACTGAACGGTACCCCATGGGGTGACGTATATCGCAAGAGATTTTACAACAGTCTCATCGCCAGCCTGTACCGCTGAACGCTGGTTGTTATTACCCGTGAAGCCCAGAGCTACATTCATTTGGAATGCTGACAAATAAACCGTGTCTGGTTTCCCGCCTTCTTCCCAGATGCCCTGCATAACGTCGTCAAACTTAGCCTGCGAAAACGCAGTTGGTGTGCCGTCATCTGTACGCGCATCTGTCCCGTCGCCCGTTGGGTTGGCTCCTGAGTTCCCAGACTGGAAGTTCACGTTTGTGATCAACCAAGATGGTACGCCACCAGTTTTGCGAGCGGCAGTTGAAGAACCAGCCACGTTGCCTTGGTTTGCAAAGAGAGCCAATTCTATGTCCAATTTTTGCTCTTTTGCGATGAGCAATGTTTGGTATGCAAGCTCCTTAGCGCGACCTGCGTTGTCTACCGCTTCATCCGTATCGGACACGACCACAGCATTCTTGAAAATCTGTGTGCGTGCGCCAAGACGTACAGTTGGAGTAACTGCATCGGCAGATGTTGCATCGCCTTCAACGTGTGCATTTACGGCGGAGTTGCGCAATGCCTGTGTCTGCCACTCAACCAGCGTGTTCTTCGCTTTGGTTTTGCTCGACTTTGAGTAAAACGGAGTGTCAGATGGGTCTACATTGTAGATCATGTCGCTGAGGTCTTCTCTGATACCTACGGCGTCGTATGTATCAAATGTATTCGTTGGCTGTGCCATTTGTGTAGTCCTTTCAAAGACTTAGGGTTTAAGCATCAAGCTCAATGCGTCATTGATTGAGCCTGTTTTCTGCAAGCGCGATTGCGCTTTTTTACGAGTTGCAGCTTGGCCATCTTGCGTCTTCTTTGCACCCGCTTTCACAACCGGGCGAGCCTTCTGGCCCTTCGCTTGTGTCTGCTTACGCTTCGCTACCAGTTGACGGTACTTCCGGGCGTCATTCAGCGCTCGGACATAGCGTGCGTCAGAAACACCCGCCATCTCTTCGGCTGAGAACCCGTAATCCATCCCGACTTGCATCAGGTCATCCTTCAACTGCGCACCCTTCTCAGGGTCTGCAATTTCGGGAATATGCTGCTTCAACAACTCCGCCTGCTCTTGCAGATACGACTGTTCCGCCTGCGCCTGCTGCTGTGATTGCTGTTGCTGCATCATCTGAACTTGATTCATCTGCTGATCGTAGCCTGCCTTCGCCTCGTCGTATTTGAGCTTTTCTTCCATGTACCCAATCGGGTCACTTTCGAACAAGTCTCGCGACGGTGGGGTCGGCTCTTGCACTCCGATCTGCTGCGCCTGTTGGTACAACTGCAAGAATTGCTGTTGCTGCTGTGCTAAAGCGGCATTTGCCTGCTCGATTTGCTTACGCGCATCGGCAGCTTCTTGGAACCGCTTATTGATTGCCGCTTGACCCGCAGCAGATTGCTTCAACTGATCCAGTGTCCACATCTCTTCTTTTCCGTCAACTTTGACGGGGATGAGCATGGTGTCTTCAGCCTCAACGTCTACTAGGTCTTCGTCGTCAATT